CTTTATTGAAAGAATTAAAATTTACAATGAAGAAAAATTTAATTATGAAATAATCACAATACAATTAAAGAAGGATAAAAAATGATTGAGGACGATTTCTACGGAACAATAAAATTTAAAAATGGTGAAGAAATTTTCGCCAAAGTTGCTGCCTCGGAAGAAGAAGATAGAACTATGCTAATTCTTTATACTCCTGTAATGGTTAGTGAAGTTAAAATGAAAGGTGGTATAGTTGGATATAAAGTAGAACCTTGGTTAAAGACTACTAAAGAAGATATGATTATTATTAATATGGATAATGTTCTTACTTTATCTGAATCTAATGATTTAGAGATGATTGGTATGTATCAAAATTTTCTACATGATACTAATAAAGATCATCAACAAGGTTCTAAGTTAGATAGAAATATGGGATATCTGGCTACTGTTAATGCTGCTAGAGGGTATTTAGAAAAAATATATAAGGATAGTCCTAATAGTACTAAGAGCTCTCCCGATCAACCCTGACAGTGTTAGTCTATATGTAATCTGAAAACTTGTCAAGTATTTGTTTAGGTGTTAAAATACCTATATAATGCGAACATGACTTATGGCGATAATTAAACCTATGGCGAAGAGAAAAAGGTCAGAGCATTATGTTAACAACAAAGAGTTTCTTGCTGCATTAATTAAGTATGCTGAAGATAAAGAAATTGCTCAGATTAGAGGATTACCTAAACCAGTTATACCTCGTTATATTGGTGAATGTTTTTTAAAGATTGCCAATCATCTTTCATTTAAACCAAACTTTGTTAACTATATGTTCAAGGAGGATATGATCTCTGATGGAATCGAAAATTGCGTTCAGTACATACATAATTTTAATCCTGAGAAATCCAAAAATCCTTTTGCTTACTTTACGCAAATTATACATTATGCATTTCTTAGGAGGATACAGCGTGAAAAAAGACAATTAGAAATTAAGAATAAAATTCTTGAGAAGTCTGGTTATTCAGAAGTTTTTGATAATAACAATACTATTGACGGATCAAGCTTTAGTGAGTATAATCAAATCAAAGATGCTGTGCATTCTAAACTTCGTAATAATTGAATGAAGATTGCTATAATTACAGATCAGCATTTTGGTGCTAGGAAAAATTCTAAACTTTTTCATGATTATTTTCTAAAGTTTTATAATGATGTATTTTTTCCAGTTCTTTATTCAGAAGGTATTACGACCATTGTTGATATGGGGGATACCTTTGATAGTAGAAAGGGAATAGATTTTTCTGCTTTATCATGGGCAAAGGATAATTATTTTGATAAATTAAAAGATTATACAATTCATACTATTGTAGGTAATCATACTGCATATTATAAAAATACTAATGATATAAATGCAATAGATTTATTACTTAGGGAATATGATAATATTCATGTTTATTCTGAAGCGACTGAGATAAAAATAGATAATTTAGGAATAATGTTGGTTCCTTGGATTAATTCCGAGAATCAGAAGAATACATATAAAGCTTTAGAGAAGACTAAATGTCCAGTTACTATGGGACATTTAGAACTTAATGGGTTTCAAGTTAATGCTCAAGTGGTCATGGATCATGGCACACCTGCTAATATTTTTGATAAATTTGAAAGAGTATTTTCTGGACATTTTCATACTAGATCAAATCAAGAGAACATTTATTATCTAGGAAATCCTTATGAAATGTTTTGGAATGATGTAGGTGATACCAGAGGATTTCATATTTTTGATACAGAAACACTTGAACTTACACCTATCAATAATCCTTATAGTATTTTCTATAAAATTGTTTATGAGGATACTAATTACCAAACTTTTGATGCTAGGGAGTATAAGGATAAAATTGTAAAAGTTGTAGTTCGTAAAAAAACTGATACTAAGAAATTTGAAAAATTCGTTGATAAGTTGTATAATTCTAATGTTGCGGAACTTAAAATAGTTGAGAACTTTGATTTTAATGGGTGGTATGCAGACGACTTTGAGGCATTTGAATCTGAAGATACAATGTCAATTCTCAACAGGTATGTTGAGGAGTCGGATGTGAAACTTGATAAATCTCTCGTTCAAAAAATGCTACAAGATGCGTATCGTGAAGCTTGTGAGATTGTATAATGTACATTCTTACAGTTGAGGGTAAAGAAAGTCAAGGTGCTTATTCTGTACCAGATCAGGATGGTGATCAAATTCTCTACTTATTTGAAGAAGAAGATGATGCTATTCGCTATGCTATGATGTTAGAAGAGGAGGATTATCCCAAAATGCATGTGATTGAAGTTGAAGATGAAGTGATGATAAAGACTTGCGAAGTGCATGATTACACTTACGCAGTCATCACTTCTGATGATATTGTTATTCCACCTAAGATTAAGCATGATTTTATTTGAGAAAATACGATGGAAGAACTTTTTATCGACGGGCAACCAATATATTGAGGTTGATTTTACAAAGCATTCTACCAATCTAATTGTAGGTACTAATGGTACTGGTAAGAGTACAGTGCTTGATGCATTGACTTTTAGTTTGTTTAATAAGCCTTTTCGTAAGATTAGTAAAGGACAGTTAGTTAATACTACTAATGAAAAAGATGCGAAAGTAGAAGTAGAACTTTCTATTGGATCGACTCAATGGAAAGTGGTGAGAGGAATTAAACCAAATATCTTTGAGATTTGGAGAGACGGTAATTGTCTAAATCAATTTTCTAATGCTAATGATCAGCAAAAATGGTTAGAGCAAAATGTTCTAAAGATGAATTTTAAATCTTTTACTCAAATTGTTATTTTGGGTTCTAGTGCATTTGTTCCCTTTATGCAACTTACTGCACCTCATCGTAGAGATGTTATTGAAGATTTATTGGATATAAAAATATTCTCTTCTATGAATAATATTTTTAAGGAAAAACTTAGGGAAATTAAAGAAGAGACTAAAGTTCTTTCTCTTAAGAAAGAATCTCTTACTGATAAAGTAACGATGCAAGAGAAGTTTATTGAGGAGATAGAAAATAGGAGTAAAGTAAATATAGAGGAAAAAAATAGTAAGATTAAAACCTTACAAGTTGAAGTTAATACTCATATGGAAAAGAATAAGTTAACAGAATCTGACATTTCAGATCTTATAGAAAAACAACAGAAGGTAACAAGTGCTACAGAAAAACTTCGTACTCTTAGTGGATTAAAAGGTAAAATTGCTAATAAGGTATCTACCATTACCAAAGAGCATAAGTTTTTCACAGACAACACGGTTTGCCCTACATGTACACAATCTATAGATGAGAACTTTAGAATAAATAAAATCGACGATGCTCAAACTAAAGCCAAGGAGTTGCAATCTGGTTATAAAGAACTAGAAGAAGCAATTAAAAACGAAGAAGAGCGAGAGCGTCACTTTACAACACTATCCAAGGAGATTACAACACTAACGCATGGCATTTCTAAAAACAATACTAGGATTTCTGGTTGTCAACGACAAATCAGGGATCTGGAATCGGAAATTCAAACAGTTACCGAACAACTTGCAAACAGAAATACTGAGCATGACAAGTTAGAAACCTTCAAAGACAATTTAAAAACTACATACGACGAACTATCTTCACGGAAGGATAAAATAAGTTATAATGCTTTTGCTTATGGCTTACTTAAAGACGGTGGAGTTAAATCTAAAATCATCAAGAAGTATCTACCGCTGATAAATCAGCAAGTAAACCGTTATCTACAGATGATGGACTTCTACATAAACTTTACACTTGATGAGGAGTTTAACGAAACCGTTCAGTCCCCTATCCATGAGGATTTTTCTTATGCTTCTTTTTCAGAAGGTGAGAAAATGCGGATAGACCTATCACTCTTGTTTACTTGGAGAGAAGTTGCTAGAATGAAGAATAGTGTTAACACTAATCTTCTTATTATGGATGAGGTATTTGATAGTTCCCTTGATGGGTCAGGTACATATGAGTTTCTTAAGATTATTAAGTATGTAATTAAAGATGCTAATGTTTTTGTAATATCTCATAAGACTGATTTAGATAAAGATGCCTTTGGTAATATAATGAAATTTGAAAAAGTTAAAGGATTTAGTAAATTATCATGAAGACAGTAAGAAAATTAGGTAGACAGTACAGAAGGTTTAGTATTAGATTCGCTATACCTATTTTCCTAATAGGATTTACTTATGGTCAAGTTAAAAATTATGTGGTAAAAGAGAAACAACATATGCGATATTTTGATATGGTACACCGAATTGACCATGAGAACTATAGAGATACTGCAAGACTAACGAAGCATATATGTGTAGATCATGGATATAACCCAAGTAATGCACCAAGGACACCGAATCGTAATATGGCATGGTTAACATCATCTTGTGGATTAGCTGATCATAATATAGAACTAGGTAGAGCAGGTGTTAAGTATGGTGGGTTAAGACCTGATATGCAACCTTGGTGGTGGAAATACTTTGATAGTAATAGAAAAGCAAAGAAAATTAAATTAGGAGAAATTAAGTTAAAATGAAAATTTTAGTTACTGGACATAAAGGTTTTATTGGAAGCCATGTTTATGATTATTTTAAGAATGCATTAGATTGTGAGGTT